ATAGATAATATTAGTTGGAAAAATAGAAAGAACTTTGCTTTGATTCATGGAGATGAAAGACTAAAAATCTATGATAAAGAACAGTTTGAGCATAAATCTTACAGGATCGATCTGATATGAGTAGTATTAAACAATTCAAATTGACAAATGATGATGAAATCATATGCGAAGTACTTCAGTTTAATGATGAAGAAAACGATGCTATGATTATTCGTGGTGCTCTTCGCATCGTTAACGTCGAAGATTTTTCACGCGGAGTACGATTTTATGCTTTTAGACCGTGGATGGGATTTAATGATGATCCTGAATTGCTTCAGACTCTTAACGCTGTCCATATCATTTGTGAAGCTGATCCGTCAAAAGACTTACTTACATACTATGCTAATACTTTAACGAAGCTTAGACATAATGAAGCTAAAAAGCACATGCCTCTCGATGAAATTGCTAAGCATTCTGAAGAAATGGATGAAGAAGAATTTGAAGCTTTTCTCGATGATTACATTCAAAAACAAAGTACAGAAGTAGATTCAGCTTCACCAAATATTATTCAATTTAAACCAAAGGGCACATTTCATTAATGGCTTTTTTAGTTCATCCACTACCACCTATTCCAGTCTATGTAAGAAAAGAATATCTCTATGATCTAGAAAAAGGTCATGGCGAATACACGCCTGGCATCTGGATCGCAGTCAAATCAATACAATATAAAGCGCTATATTTCGAAACGTTATTAACAGAATACGGAGCATTATATGACAAACTTCCACTCTCTGCTTTTACTTGGAAAACAGACGTTGATATGGACGATCTACATGAGCTTGATGTTCTTCAGCTCTGGGATTGTTTTGACTATCATCTCACAGTTATGGAAAAGCCTATTCTAAGTCGGTGTGAGTTTTTCGGAAAAGACAAGAAGATGCATGCAGGTGAATACATGTTTACAATTGATAACGCGCACCCTGATAATTCTGTGCTCGATATTAATTTTAGTGAACATGATCCGGAGCATAAAAGCTTTAATGTAATAAAATTGGATAATGGACAATTTGCAGCTCAACCTAATAATAGAGTTATTTTTAGAGATTCGAGCTTGACGCCCGATAAATTAAAAATGCCAGATTTCAAAGTATGCACTCAGAACTATGCCGTTGAAACAGAACCTAAATGGTCTGTTGGACATACCGATGAGTGGCAATACAAGACTGAGGATGGCCGGTAATATCCGCTCCCCAAAAAACCTTAATTTATTATACCATATCTGGCACAGGTGTACACTACTTTTTTTCGCACTAAAAACAAAATTAAGGTATGTACAAACTGATTAGATAGTTGTATAATATACATAATGAAAGGATTCGATATGGCTCGACAAAAAAGAAAAAGCATTCACTACGTTAACAATGCTGATTTCTCTCAAGCTGTGGTTGAGTACGTTGAAAGGGTAAATGCTGCTAAGGCAAAAAATGAACCTCTTCCAGTTGTAACTGATTATATTGCACAATGCTTTTTAAGAATCGCCGAAGGTTTGTCTCACAAATCTAACTTTATTCGCTATACATATCGCGAAGAGATGGTAATGGATGCGGTTGAAAATTGCTTAAAAGCTATTGGTAATTATGATCTAGAAGCTGCGACAAGAACTGGAAAACCAAATGCCTTTGCTTACTTCACGCAAATTACGTGGTATGCCTTTCTTCGAAGAATTGCAAAAGAGAAAAAACAGCAAGACGTAAAACTTAAATATCTTACACAATCTGGTATTGAAAACTTTGTAGATCTAGAACTAGGAGATGAAATGAGCCAGCAAGTTGTTAGCGCTTTCGTAGATAATCTAAAAGATAGAATCGATAAAGTAAAACTACAAGACACTGTGATTAACGAATACGCAAAACAAGAAAAGCGTAAGAAAAGAACAATCACTGCTGATTCAGACTTAAGTGAGTTTATGACATGAAAAAGACAAAGATGTACCGCGTTGAAGTACAAGAAGATGGAGATGATTTAGTTATTGAATTTCCGGAAGAGATTGTAACCGAGCAAGGATGGGTGACAGGTGATACTCTAGAGTGGATTATCCATGATGATTATGTAATTTTGAGAAAAAAACCAGATGAAAATAGCGGTACTGAATGATACCCATTGTGGTATAAGAAACTCTTCAGAAATCTTTCTTAAGAACTCTGCTGATTTCTATGATAATGTGTTTTTTCCGGAATGCGAGAAACGTGGTATTACACAGATCTTGCACTTAGGCGATTACTATGATCATCGTAAGTTTGTAAACTTCAAAGCACTCAATCATAATCGTAAACATTTCTTAAATGAGTTACGTAAACGTGGTATGCATATGGATATTATTCCTGGCAATCACGATACGTATTATAAGAACACGAATGATCTAAACTCATTGAAAGAATGCTTGGGTCATTACATGAATGAGATCCATATTATTATGGAACCAACTGTAATGGAGTACGGCTCATTAAAGATTGCTCTTATCCCTTGGATTTGTGCTGATAACTATGAGCAATCAATTGCATTTATTAATGACTGTAAAGCTGATTGGTGTGGTGCTCATCTTGAGCTCGGTGGATTTGAAATGGCGAGAGGCATAGAATCTCATGGTGGAATGAATCACAAACTTTTTGAAAAGTTTGAACTCGTTTTGACTGGTCATTTCCATTGTTCTTCTCGTAAAGACAACGTTTGGTATCTTGGTAGTCAAATGGAATTTTTCTGGTCAGATGCTGGAGATCCTAAGTTCTTTCATGTGATTGATACTGAGACTAGAGAAATCGAAAAAATTCGTAATCCATACACTTTGTTTGAAAAAATTGTTTACAATGACGACAAAATGGATTATAATAACTATGATGTAAGCAACTTAGATAAGAAATTTGTCAAGGTTGTGGTTGTGAATAAATCTGATACATTTGTCTTTGATAGATTTATCGATCGTATTCAGAACCAAGACATCTATGAGTTGAAGATTGCTGAGAACTTCCAAGAGTTTATCGGTGAGAATGTAGATGATGAAGGCTTGGATGTCGAAGACACTTCTCAACTCGTGGATGATTACATCGATGGAGTCGATACTGACTTGGATAAAGCTCGCATAAAGGTGAATATGCGTGAACTAATGACAGAAGCACAGGCTTTAGAAATAGCATGATTTTATTTAAGAAAGTACGATGGAAGAATTTTCTCTCAACTGGAAATTCTTTTACAGAAATCGATCTTAACTCTACAAAGTCTACACTTATTGTAGGACAAAACGGTGCTGGTAAATCCACAATGTTGGATGCCATTTCATTTGCTCTGTTTGGCAAGCCACATCGTAATATCAATAAGCCGCAACTGATTAACTCAATTAATCAGAAGCAATGTGTTGTTGAGGTCGAGTTTAGCATAGGAAGTTCTGACTTTAGAATTGTACGTGGCATCAAACCAGGAATCTTTGAGATCTGGAAAAATGGCACCATGATTAATCAGTCTTCTCATGCTAAAGAATACCAGAAGATCCTCGAGCAAAATATCCTCAAACTAAATCATAAGTCCTTTCACCAAGTGATTGTATTGGGTTCCTCCTCTTTTATCCCATTTATGCAACTCGCTTCAGGGCATAGGCGAGAGATTATTGAGGATCTTCTGGATATTAACGTTTTCTCAAAGATGAATCAATTGCTTCGAGATAAACAAAGTGTACTCAAAGATAAGCTTAAAGATTTATCCTATCAGATTGATCTGATTAAAAATAAAATTGAAACTCAACAAAAATATATTCGTGATGTGAAGACTCTTACTGATCAGAATATCACAGAAAAAAGAAATAAGATCGCAGATAATCATACTGAGATTGATAGTCTACAATCGACAAATAGCGCTTTATCTGAAGAGATCGATGGAGTACAAGAGGAGTTACAAAATGAACTCAACACGTTACATGACAAAAGGCAATCGCTCTTACAATACTCTGCTCAGTTCAAGCAGCAAATGGCAGCAGTCGTTAAAGATGCGAAATTTTATGAAGAGCATGAAAACTGTCCGACCTGTGATCAAGGTATTGATCCGGAAGTCAGAAAAGGAAAGCTCGAATCTTCGAAGGCTAAAGCCAAAGAACTTCAAAGCGCCATGGGTAAGCTCTCTGAAGAGTCGACTACAGTTGAACAGGCTATTTCGTCTACAAATGACGCACTTTCCGAGATACGAGACAAGCAAAGTAGCATACATTCTAACAATCAGCAAATCACCCGGCTCCAAACAGAAATTAGATCTATCGAAGAAGATATATCTGGATCAGCTACTGCAGATTTAAGACAGGCAGAAGAAGATCTTAAAACATACGATAATAATCGTAATGCTTTACTCGAAGAAAAGTTTAAGCTATCTGATGATATTTCTTACAATACTGTCATGG